GGAATATTTTAACTTATGATACAAGTTTATCAGCAAGTATTATTCAATTTTACAGTGATGCTCAACAAAATTCTAAATCAGTAGAAGAGCAATTTAACAATAGTTTAACTTTATACAAATATCAAGATGCCTCTTTTGATGTAGGTGAACCAGTTCTGTCCAAGTCAGTATATGCTCATGTTAGTAAACTACAAATTGGATCAAAATATCGTTTAAAATTTAACAAATTCTGTCTATCTCAAGATCATATTAATAAATATGCTAAAGATAATCATTCTAATAATGTTGGTGAAGCTTATTATATATTTTTCACTAATACTTGTTCTATTTGGGTACCACCTAAGAAATTAGATAAAGAAGTTTCTGTTATAATGGCAAGCGCTAAAATTGCTCCAGTTCTGCAGTATAAGGAGAAAATTATTAATGGATCTGAATACTCGGTATCAAATGCAGTACCAGTATTTTTAAAAGTGTTGTATCAAATTGATGTTAATCAAATGACCGATGTTGAATCTTTATTTAATGTTTGGTTAGATCACATTAAACAATCAAATTGGAAACGATATAGATCTCATATTAGTAATGAATTGCATAAAGTAGGTCCAGCTCTTTTTGAAAAAATTAAACCTGATCATACTCGAGTTATGATCAAGTCTGATGAAGCGCTGTTGAAAAAGTGTTTAGATACATCTGGACGCATTTGTCGACCTATTTTTCTTGTAGATCCTCGTATTAACTTATATACTGGTCCTGTTGATTATTATTTCACCACCCTTTTGAAATCTATACCATTCAAACAAACTTATCAAGGAATGCACCTTTTTATAGCTTTGGGATGGAAAGAAGCAGATTTCAATAAGGCAATGATGGTAGCTCGTGTTAGTGGAAAACCAGCTTTCTTTTGTCATGGAGATGACGGTTTGTTATGTCAATTCAAAGATGATGAATATTCATTTGTTGAATTGGATCTATCAAAATGCGATCGTTCTATGCAAGGAAATGCTTTGGCAGTTGAGAAATATATCAAAACTCAATTATTTATAAATAATGGTGTTTACAATGATTTCATTAAATTCGGTATTGAATTGAATTGTTCTGTTGTAAAATCAGCTCTATATATAGATCAATTGAAAATAGATCATCTCAAAGGTCAGAGATTG